CATTAGGAGACTTACATGTCAGGACGTTCATACGGCGCAGAAGAAAAGGCAAAACTAGAAAGATTGATTACCGAAGGATCAACAGTATTACGTGAAATTGAAGACTTGCAAGTAGGCTTAAAAGAAACAGTACAGGCAGTAGCAGAAGAATTACAAGTAAAACCCAGCGTTATTAACAAAGCTATTAAGATTGCTCATAAAGGCGATTGGCAGGCACATAATGCAGATTGGGAAGAAATTGAAGCAATTTTAGATATTACAAAACGTATCTAATAAGTAATACACATAAGGGCAAGCGGGCCATAATCCGCACATTAGGTATTTGTCAGCCGAAAATGACATATGGAGAATATATTGAGCTATGTAGACGCATGGTTTGACCGCGAGAACGATGTTATCAAAGTGGTCGAACGTAATAAAAAACAAGAACGTGAGTTCCGTGACATTCCTGTTAAGCACACGTTTTACTTCAAAGACCCCAAGGGCAAATTCCAAAGCATTTACGGTGACCCGCTCACACGTATCATTTGTAAAAATACCAAAGAGCTAAGAAAAGAACAAGCTATTAACAGTAGCAAAAAACTGTTTGAGGCAGACATTAATCCTATCTTTGTTTGTCTAAGCGAAAACTATCTAAACGCAGAACCTCCAAAACTAAATGTAGCATTTTTCGACATTGAGGTAGACTTCGACCCAGAGCGTGGCTATGCGTCACCTGATGATGCATTTATGCCAATCACTGCGATTGCTGTCTACCTACAATGGATGGAAACTATGATATGTTTGGCTGTTCCGCCTAAGAAGGTTAATATGGCGGATGCCAAAGAAATGGTCAAAGATTTTGACAACGTAATGCTATATGAAACAGAAGCAGAGATGTTGGATGTGTTCTTGGACTTGATCAAAGACGCTGACGTGTTGAGTGGTTGGAACAGTGAAGGCTTTGATATTCCCTACACAGTTAATCGTGTAACCAAGGCACTAAGCAAAGAAGACACAAGACGTTTTTGTTTGTTTGATCAGTTGCCAAAGAAACGCGAATATGAAAAATATGGCAGGCAAGCTGTTACATACGACTTTATTGGTCGTGTACACTTGGATAGCCTTGAACTGTATCGCAAGTACACATATGAAGAACGACATACATATCGACTGGATGCCATTGCCGAATACGAACTAGGCGAGCGCAAGACACAATACGAAGGCACATTGGATCAATTGTACAACAATGATTTTAGAACTTTCATTGAATACAACATCAATGACTGTATGCTTCTTGAAAAGTTGGACAAGAAATTAAAGTTTATGGATCTTGCCAACACCTTGGCACATGAATGTACTGTGTTGTTGCAGACTACTATGGGTGCTGTGGCTGTGACTGAGCAGGCTATTATTAACGAAGCACATCGTAGAGGTTTCCAAGTTCCCAACAGAACTAAGATGGACGATAGAGAAGGTAACGAAGGTGCGGCTGGTGCATATGTTGCTTATCCCAAAGAAGGTATTCACGACTGGATCGGTTCATTAGATATTAATAGTCTTTATCCATCAGCTATTCGTGCGCTCAACATGGGTCCAGAAACTATTGTGGGTCAGTTGCGTCAGACAATTACCCAAGAATACATTGACAACATGGTGGCAAAAGGTAAAAGTTTTGCGGCAGCATGGGAAGGAATTTTTGGATCATTGGAATATACTGCTGTTATGAGTCAGGAGATTGGCACTGACATTACCATCGACTGGGAAAACGGAGATGTTGATGTAGTCAGTGCCGCAGAAGTATATAGACTAATTTACGAAAGCAACCAGCCTTGGATCCTTTCAGCTAATGGCACAATCTTCACATATGAAAAAGAAGGTATTATTCCCGGCTTGTTAAAACGCTGGTATGCGGAACGTAAAGAAATGCAAGCCAAACTTAAAGAAGCTGTCAAAGCTGGCAATAAAGTCGAAGAAGAATACTGGGACAAACGGCAGTTGGTTAAGAAGATTAACTTGAACAGTTTGTATGGTGCTATTCTCAACAATGGTTGTAGGTTCTTCGACAAACGCATTGGACAATCAACCACACTAACTGGTCGTGCTATTGCCAAGCACATGGCCAGTAAGGTTAACGAGATTATTGCAGGTGAATATAATCACACCGGCAAGGCCATTATCTACGGTGACACGGACTCATGTTATTTCTCAGCATATAAAACACTGGAGAAGGAAATCACCGCAGGACAGTTGCCGTGGACTAAAGAAAGTGTTGTTCAATTGTACGACCAAATTGGTGAAGAAGTCAACAGCACATTCCCGCAGTTTATGTTGGATGCGTTTCACGTGCCGAAGTCGCGTGGGGAAGTTATCAAAGCGGGTCGTGAAATCGTTGGCAGTAAAAGTTTGTTCATTACTAAAAAACGTTATGCAGTTCTGTATTATGATAAAGAAGGCAAGCGTAGTGATGTCGATGGCAAGCCCGGTAAGATCAAGGCCATGGGGCTGGATCTCAAGCGCAGTGATACTCCAGAATTTATTCAAAACTTTTTAAGTGATGTTCTTGAATTGGTATTAACAGGTGCTACTGAACAACAAGTACTGGATCACATCAGTGAATTCCGTATTCGTTTCAAAGCCAGGCCGGGTTGGGAAAAAGGCAGTCCAAAACGTGCCAACAACATTACAGACTACCAAGCTAAAGAAGCTAAAGCAGGTAAGACTAACATGCCCGGACACGTTCGTGCAAGTATTAATTGGAATACATTAAAACGTATGTACGGGGACAAATACAGTATGGGCATCACTGACGGTGCCAAAGTTATTGTTTGCAAATTAAAACCTAATGCTTTGGGATTTACCAGCGTTGCATATCCAGTGGATGAGTTACGTCTTCCGCAATGGTTTAAGGATCTAGCATTCGACCATGCGGAAATGGAGCAGACTATTATTGATAATAAGTTATCTAATCTAATTGGTGTTCTTAACTGGGATATTAACAGCACAGAAGAAAAGAATACCTTTAACAGTTTTTTCGAGTTCTAATATGAAAATAATTATAGCAGGATACGGATTTGTTGGAAGGGCAGTTGGTCAAACATTGCAAACTAAACACGACATTGTAATTGTTGACCCAAAATATACTACTGAAGAAATAAAAGACCATCCGGATGCAGACGGGTTAATCATTTGCGTTGATACCCCTACCACAGAAGATGGAGTATGTGATGTTAGAAACATTGCAAATATATTAGATTCAGTACCTATTTTTATGCCAGTGATGATCAAAAGCACAGTAACACCCAGTGCTCTGGAAGCATTTGATGAAATATATAAAGATCATTCAGTTGTTTATAGTCCAGAATTTTTACGTGCGGCAACTTCTACCAAAGACTTTGCTGAACAGAAATTTATGATTATCGGCGGTGAGGATCCTGAAGGCTTTTGGCAGGAAACTTTTAGTTCAGTGTTGCCCAATTGTAAACTATTTTTTCAATGTAGTAAAATAGAAGCGGCTATGGCCAAGTACAGTGTAAACTCTTTCCTAGCGGCCAAAGTATCTTTTTTTAATCAACTGTTTGATATTTGTGAAGCAAATGGTGCAGACTATTCAATAGTGCGCCAAATGATTACACATGATCAAAGAATTGGTCCCAGTCACACCTTAGTGCCTGGGCTTGACGGAGAACGTGGTTTTGGTGGTGCGTGTTTTCCCAAGGACACTCAAGCATTTATAAAATATGCCAAAACTATTAACGCACCTTTTAGTATTCTAGAAACTTCGACGGAATACAATGAAACGGTGAGAAAAAATGCTTGACATAATCAAAAAACCTAAGTATAATCATAACATATGGAGAATCTCATGAAAGACTTTTTACAAGACCTAGTAGCACATACACATAGTTTGGGCTTTTTACCTTTGGTCAAGGTAAGTGCAACAGACAAAGAAACTACAATCGAATCTATGGCTGAAGATCGTAGTGTTATTTTAAATGCCAAAGCACACGAGCCAGTTAGTGACTTTGAAGGTACATTTGGTATGCCTAACTTGAACAAGTTAGATATTCACCTTAAGTGTCCAGAATACAAAGAAGGTGCAACTATTAAGGTAGTTAAACAACAACGTAACGGCGAGGAAGTTCCAACAGGTTTGCATTTTATCAATGCAACTGCGGACTTTGAAAACGATTATCGTTTCATGAATAGCGACATTATCAATGACAAATTGAAATCAGCTAAATTCAAAGGCGCACAATGGGATATTGAATTCCAGCCTGCGGTTGCAAGCATACAGAAATTAAAGTTCCAATCAAACGCACACAGCGAAGAAACTGTGTTTCAAGTTAAAACAGAAGACGGTCATTTGGTGTTTAGCTTTGGCGACTCTAGCACACATGCTGGTAGTTTTATTTTCCAAGCAAATGTCAAAGGTAAATTGAAACAAACATGGTCTTGGCCCGTTAATCAAGTTCAAAGTATTCTTGGATTAAGCGGTACTGCTACAATGCGTATTGCGGACGGTGGATTGCTAAACATTAATATCGACAGCGGTGTTGCAGTATACGATTACATTCTTCCAGCACAGAGTAAGTGATTATGACAGTTATACTAGATTATATTAAATCGCATCTTCCTCAAATGGAAATGCTAGGTGTTGTGATGCGTATAATTAGTTTTAGTTTAGTATCATGGATGGGTCCAGCAAGTCCATTTATGTTTGTATGGATTTTTAATACTATCGATGCGGTATTACTTACATACTGTGCTAAGATTAGAAAAGATCCAGCTTATACATTACTGAATGCTTTCTGGGTACTAGTTGGCATCATTGGTATTGCTAGAGCAGGTGGATGGATTTAAATGAATAAAAACTTAACAGCGGCACAAAACGATTATGCATATTTCTTGCCAGCAACTTCAGGATTCTATAGTACATATATTGGAAAACAACGCTACAGTAATTACGTGGATCCTGCACGTATTCCTGCTAGCTTTGGGCCTATGGGTATTGAAGCAATGAACTATCTGAATCCCAATGCGGCATTTTACTTTGATCATTGCTTGTATTCAGCAGGTCATGCTAATTTAGACTTGACTAAGCCAGATCCTAGCGAAGACATGTTTCGTAATAGAGATCGTAGTACCAGTTGGGTGTTAGGAGACTCTGGAGGATTCCAGATTGGTAAAGGAGTATGGGCTGGCGAATGGAATGATCCATCTGGCCCAGTAGTTGCACAACGCATGGCCGAAGCCGTTGCTAAAGGTGTTGAACTAGTACCGCAATTGCATCCGACTGGACATCCTAAAACAGACAAAAACGGTAATCCAAAATATACTAAAATTGATCACGTTAAACTCTATCAAGCGCAATTAGATGCGGCACAGAAAAAACGTGAACAAGTATTAGCATGGATGGATGCGCTAATGGATTATGGCATGGTGCTTGATATTCCAGCATGGGTTGGTCGTAGTCCAGTAGGTGCTAAGAACAGTGGTGTTGGAGATTACGATCAAGCTGTTGCGGCCACAAAATACAACAACGAATATTTCATTAAGCATCGCACAGGTGCTTGTAAATTCTTGAATGTGTTGCAAGGCGAAAATCATGCACAAGCAGACGATTGGTATCAGCAAATGAAAGATTTTTGCGACCCAAAGAAATACGACAAACCATTTAATGGGTGGGCCATGGGTGGACAAAATATGTGTGACGTAGACTTAGTACTGCGTAGACTTGTTGCATTAAAGTTTGACGGATTGTTAGAAGAAGGTCATCAAGACTGGATGCACTTTCTTGGAACAAGTAAGTTAGAATGGGCATTGTTACTCACAGATATTCAACGTGCTATTCGTAAATATCATAATCCTAAATTTACAATTAGTTTTGATTGTGCTAGTCCTTTCCTTGCTACTGCTAATGGACAAATTTATGTTCAAACAGAAATTACAGATAGAGAAAAGTGGCTCTATCGTATGTTGCCAAGTTTAGACAATAAAAAATACAGCAAAGATACTAGACTGTTTCAAGACGTGGTAGTACAAGACGGGCACTTTAAATCGTTTACTACTAGTCCATTGATGGATGGAGTTGAAGTTAAGGACATTTGTATCTACGGTCCTAACGATGTGAACAAAATTGGTAAGGTTGGTAAGACAAGTTGGGATAGTTTTACCTACGCAATTATGATGGGTCATAATGTATGGTTACATTTGAACAGCGTACAAGAAGCCAACAGACAATACGATGCAGGTTTATGTCCCGCTATGTTAGTAGATGAAAAGTTTCAACGTGTTTACTTTAAAGATGTAGTTGATGCTATTTTTAGCACTGACGATAGAGCTACTGCTATTGCTATCATTGACGGTTTTGATAAATTTTGGCAAGCTATTCCTGGTACACGTGGCGCAACTGGTAAGAAAACAGTCAATGCATCAACTATGTACTCCAAATTCTTTGAAGAAGTAGAAGAGGATACTGTACAATTGGAAGACGAGCCTGAGTTCGACGACAACAAACTAGACGAATTAGAAGCTAGTGTACACGAATAATATCACCCGCGAAAACTTTCACGAAAAGAGCTATAAAATGACATTACCTGACGAAAGATATCGAGCAGTAGTACAGACTCAAAGATTTTTACTAAGAATCTTAACTACTCCTCGAGTTCCTAAAGCCGTTAAAGATGAAGCAAGAAGTTGCTTGCGTCATTATCCTAGTGACTGGGATATGAAACGTGCGGCAGAGGGCGCACCAGATGTATTCCAAGAACAAATGGAAGCAGTAACTCGTTTGTTTAAATCCTACGAGGAAAAGAAAAATGAACAAGCATAGTCTTATTATAGGCATGGGCATTGGAAATTTGTACAAGGATGTACTAACAAACCTTGGACGCTCAATTGTTACCGTAGATAAAGATCCCGCTAAAGGTGCTGACTTTACTGATGTCAAAGATGCTATAAGAGAATATAGTATTTTTGATACTGCTCATATTTGCACACCAAACTTTACACATAAAGAAATTGCCGAACAAGTAGCACCATACACTAAAATAGTGTTTATTGAAAAGCCAGGATTTAAAACAGGTAATGAATGGACTAGCATGATCAAGACTAGACCGTTTACACGGTTTATGATGGTTAAAAACAACATGTGGCGAGATAATATTGTCGAGCTAAGAGAATTAGCAAACAAATCTAAAAAAGTTAATCTTAATTGGATCAACAAAGATCGTATACCAAATCCTGGTAGCTGGTTTACTAATAAAGAATTAGCGTTTGGTGGTGTTAGCAGAGATTTGATGCCACACTTGTTGAGTTGGTTTATAACGCTAGCACCCGAATGGGCTAGAGCCAATTTAGTTAAACAAACTGCATTCAAAAGATGGACACTGGGTCAACTGACCAGCACAGATTACGGAACTGTTAATGTTAATGGCATTTATGATGTAGACGATTTTTGTCAAATTAATTTTACAGACAAATGGCAATTAACCGCAGACTGGAGAGATCTAGAATTGGATAAGAGAAATATTGAATTTGTCATGGAGGATGACAGTGTAGTCACTGTTGAGTTGGGACTTTGTCCAGAATATGCTTACCAAAACATGATAGCCGATGCTATTGCTAATGTAGATAATCAAACTTTCTGGCTTAATCAATATAATCAAGATTTATGGATACACGAAAGGATTGAAAATCTATGACACGTTGTTTACAAACAACCGGGCAAGGCTACTTTGAAGAAGTAGAATATGATCTGCCACCGTTAACTGAAAATGAAATTTGTGTTCGTGCTGTTATGACCGGCGTATGTCGCAGTGACGTAGATATGATGAATGGCAACTTTGGACCGTTGCCACTTCATATGCAAGGACACGAAGGTTTAGGCCAAGTAATTGG